AGAGTATTAGGAGATAAATTATTAATACAAGGAGGAGGAGAAACAGGGTTTACTACATATGATGTAGCAGATGCTTCAGCAGCAGTTATAACTGCAAGAGGTGAGATATTGTATACCTCTCCATTAGGAGCTATATTTGTTTATAATATAGGGAAGCAATTTTATGATATTTTATTAGAAGAAAATCTGGTAACACCTGTTTTTAGTGATGATGTTCCTATATTAAACAGAAGTAATATTCAAGCAACACCTGGACAAATGTATTATGGTGTAGCTATACAACAGAAGATAGATTGGAAAGTTGAAAAAGTTGATAGTGGTTCTGGTGTAGATTGGATAACAATTAGCAATGATTCTGGTGAAGGACTTGAAGAATGTACATTCCTTGTGCATAATAAATCAACACAACCACCACCTGCTGTATTTGCAGGTAGAAGCATGGTATTGAAATTTACTTTTGATGATGGTTCTGTTTCTACAGTGAATGTTACACAGTTAGGATTAATAAATTTAGCACCATGAGAGATTTAATAGAATTATTAGGTATGGTTAAATATGACCAAGCTAATGAAGCAATACAAATTGCAAAAGGTAAATATGAATTACCTTCTGTAAAGATGAAAAGAATGTTTAAAAAACTAATGCATAGAAATCATGGCAGATAACATTATAAAAAGGTTTATACAGATATTTGTTGATTCTGATAAGGCTATATCTAATTTGGATAAAACAGAAGATTCTTTAAATAAAGTTGATACTGCTACAACCAAAGTTACACAGTCTACAAATAAACTAAATGATAGTGCAAAAAATGCACAAGGAGGTCTTACTGGATTAGCAAAAGGATTTACAGGTGTAGGTCTTGCTATGAAAGCATTAGGTATTGGTCTTATTATTAGTGCATTGGGTATACTTAAAGATTTATTCTTATCAAATCAGAAAGTAGTTGATGGTCTTAATGTAGCAATGACAGTATTGAAGATTGCTTTCAATGACTTATTTAAATTTATAGAAACTAGTGCAGGTAAAATAATAGGATATTTCAAGAAGATATTCTCAGACCCTAAACAAGCTCTTATTGATTTTGGTAATGCTATAAAAGCAAACTTAATTGAAAGAATAACATCATTCATAGATACTCTTGGATTCTTATCAGCAGCTATCATCAAAGTATTTAAAGGTGACTTTAAAGGAGCACTTGAAGAAACTAAGAAAGCAGGTAAAGAAGTTTTTGATGTAATGACAGGAGTAAGTAATACTTTTGACAAAACTGTACAAGCTGTAGGAGATACTGTCGATGCTCTTGGTGATTATATAGATGCTGCAGTAGATACTGCAAAAGCTAATGTAGAATTACAGAAGTCTTCTGAGAAAGCTATTTTAATTAATCAAGGACTTATAGAAAAATATGATGCTCTTGCAGAAAAACTAAGACAGATAAGAGATGATGATACTCTTTCTATTGCTGAGAGAATAAAAGCAAATGAAAAACTTGGAGTAACATTAGATAAGCAAGCTGCTTTAATGAATAAGAATGATGAGATTGTATTAAAATCTGCAAGAAATAATCTTGCACTTAATAATACACATGAGAATCAATTAAAACTTATAGAAGCACAAAATAAAAGTGCTGAAACTACTGCAAGAATTGAAGCACTGAGAAGTGAACAAATTGCTAACAGAATAAAACTATTAAGAGAACTTGGTATATTAAATGAAACTTTAGAAGCAAGAGAATCAGCAAGGGAAATAGAAAAAATGAAAGCTGCAGAAGCAGCTGAAAAAGACGAATTTGACAGACTTAATCTTGTTGAAAAAAGACTCATTAGAGAACAACAATTAGCTGATGAAAAATTAGCAAGAGATAAAGAAAGATATAAAGAAGGAACACAAGCAAGAGTTGATGCTGAACAGGAGTATGCTGATAAAAAACAACAGATTGATATAGAAGTAGCAAAAACAGCTCAAGAAAAAATTGAACTTAATGAACAAAGTAGAATTGAGAGTTTGGAGAGAATGATCAATGATGAGGAATCTACTTTTAAAGATAGACTTGATGCACTGGAAATTCAAAATGAAGAAATAGAAAAGGCAACACATTTAAGTGAAGAAGAAAGAACAAATGCTTTAGAAGAAAACACTAAAACAAGACTTCAAATTGAAGAACTTGCAGCACAAGCAAGAGATAAGATGTTATCTCGTATAAGTGCATCACTTAATGAAGCTGCACAAGTATTAGGAGAAAATACTGCTGCTGGTAAAGCTGCTGCAATTGCTGCAACCACTATTGATACATATAGAAGTGCAACTGCTGCATATGCAGGAATGGTAGAATCTATACCAGGTCCTGGTGGGGTTGCTGCAGGTTTTGTAGCTGCTGCAATCTCTGTAGCTGCAGGTCTTGCTAATGTGAAGAAAATCCTTGCTGTGAAAACTAAAGGAGGTGGTGGTGATGCTTCTACAGGTGGAGCAAGCACAGGAACACCTGCACAATTTAATATTATAGGTAGTTCACAAGCTAATGAACTTGGAGGGAAATTTGGTAAGCAAACAGGTGTTATTAAAGCACAAGTTGTATCATCTGAAGTATCTTCTGCACAAGCATTAGATAGAAATAGAGTAGAACAGAGTGTTTTTCTCTCCTTATTACCATTTATTGGTATATTTCTTAGCACTTTTATATAATCTTAATACTAAAAATCATGAAAAATAAACCATTAAAAAAAGGAGAACTTAAAAAAGCTCCTATCAAAAAACAAAAATATACTCCTAAAAAGGGTAAAAAGTAAATTATAAAGCAGGTATCACACCTGCTTTATTTTTCACGTTATATGTTCTCTGTTATCTTATGCATATACAAGAGAAGTTTTATTTTTCCTATGACCTGATAAATAAACTATTAAAGTACGATGGTTTAAATCATGTGCTATTGCAGCATCATTGACACAGTCATAATATATTCCTGTTTCAGTATTTAAAACTATCTTTGCATTTACATTATTTCCTCCTTTAATCTTTTGTCTGTGATGTTCTATATCTTCTTGACTTCTACTTTTTCTATTTGGAAATTTCATACCTTTTCTAACTTTACTTAAGTGTGCTCTTAATTCTAAACTCATAGGAACTCCTTTATTAGGTGCAGGTCTACCTATATTCTTCTGTCTAAGAAGTTCTTTAGTTGCTTCAGAGTGTTTATGTCCTGTATGACCAATATTTCCTGTTAAACCTAATACACCATCACCACCATCAGTTAAATTAACAAGAGAGCCTAATTTTAAATCTTTCCTACCATATTCTTGAATTAAAAACATTTCTAATTCACATATATCTTCCCAAGAATCACACTCATAAATAACTTCTATAGTATACCCTGCTTTATTAACTACATTATGCCAATGTTTATTTCTATTAATTTTAGAATAAGGTCTGCTTTTTATTTTTCCAATACCTATATAAAATATTTCATTGGTATCATTTCTTCTGTGTCTATAAGCTACCATAATTACTAATTTTTAGTGTTATTTTCAGTTAAATATTTTTGTTTTTGTACAGGAGGAAGTTTTATAATCTCTGTAATCTGCTCTGTTCTTTTAGCTAAATCATCTCTCCATATTAAAAGAGGATTTAGGTAATACTGACCTCTTGATTCTCCTTTAACCAATATTTTATTACTAACAAGATTAAGAAGTGCTGTGGTAAATGTTTTTCTTGTGATACCTACACCACTTTTGTTTATTAATCTTGTATTAAACTTGGTAAAGAAATCCTCATTACTCACAAAACATCCATTGTGAGAGTTGATTGCTGCATAAAACATAAGATTAATTTCATGTGTGGATTTGCAGGTAATAATTATGTCAGCTAAACTGTCATACATTTGTGTGTAACTATCATCAACATCAATATAAGATTTCTTTCTAGTGATTTTGATTTCTTCTGTTTCTGTATAAATTCTTCTCATGGTAATATTATTTATTGTTAGTAATATTATTCAAAGATATAGTAAATAAAGTATATAACAAAGAAAAATATTGTTTTTTTTATAAAAAATAATTACTTTTTTATTAGGAATTGTAATTTTTTTTGTTAAGGAGCTTATAGTAGTCCCACTACTATACTATAGTAGCCCCACTACTATAGTGTGGTAGTCCCACTACCATAACTTTTGCATTTTAGAAGAATTTAATATCTGTGAACCCTTGATTTTACTAGGATTATGCTTTAGAAGTACCCCAAAATACCTCATACAATCTCTCTACTCTAGCACAAAAAAAATATAGTGTTTTATATACCCTTATTATCAGGTGATAATACTCTGAAATTCCTTCATGTACACAATAATAAAATACAAATAAATATTAATAAAAATACATCTTCCTATAACCAAAGGGACTCAGATGTGTAAATTTGGTTTTAGGGTGAGATTATTTCTTATATTCCACCAGAAATTCAAGTGATAATCTTGAGGAAATCCTCCATATACTCCCCAGGTAAAGTGCTTTGTGATACTCACTGCTTTAACAAGAGGCTTAGCTTGGGGGTATATGAAGGAATTCCACCAAACAGTGACAAAATGACAGTTATTTTTTTACAAAATAACATATGCGTGTCTTTACCTTATAAGACTTATAATAATGGAAAAATTAGCTGAATATTTAGCAGTGTTTGATGAAGAATATGAAAATATCTTTGCTATCAGTTTAGTGGATAAACCTGCTAATGAGTTTTTCTTTGTGAATTTATCTAAGGAAGAAATACCTCTTGTGCAATTACAGATTGTAGATGAGGAAAAGAGATTAGTAACTGGAGTTGTCCTGGTACCTGAACAAAAGATACTAAGGTATGATGAAAAGACTAAAGAGCATTACTACTTAGTGTTTACTGAAGAAGATATTGCTAAGTTTTCAAGACAATTTATCAAAAGTGGATACCAAATGAACTCAACTGAGAACCATGATTATGGAAAGCAAATTGAGAATTTGACTTTTGTTGAGACCTGGTTAGTTGGAGACCCTTCAAATGATAAAGCAAGTGCTCTTGGTTTTGATGTACCAAAAGGTACCTGGATGGTTTCAGGATATGTAGAGGATGATACTGTCCTTTCAAAAATTAAAAACAATGAACTTAATGGATTCTCCATTGATGGAATATTAAAAAAAGTAAAAAGAACCTCTAAAAACACTAATATGAGTTTACTAGAAAAGTTGTTTGCTCTTGTACAAGAAGAACAAAAAATAACAACAAAATTAGCACAAGAGATTACAACAGAAAACTATGGAGTTTTAGTGGTTGATAGTCTTACAGAAGGAACTATTGTATATGATATGAGTGGAGTTCCACAGTTAAACATAGAGTTTGAATTTGAAGGTAACAAGTATCAAACAGATGATACAGGAGCAATTAGTGCAATTATTCCTCTTGTTGCTCTTGAAGAATTACCAATTGACCCTCCTCCTATAGAAGCCCTTGCAGAAGTAGTAATGGAAAATGGTGATGTATTTACCTCTGAAAGCTTCTCAGTAGGTGATGAATTATATCTCAATGGTGAGTTATATGTATCACAAACTACAGATATTGAAGGAAGAAGAATTACCACAGATGAAAATGGTGTAATTATAAGTAATGAAGAGATTGTACAAGAAGTTGAAGAACTAAAAGTACAGCTCTCCCTTATAACCCAATTGAAACAGGATGAGATAGAAGCTTTGAAAGCAGAAAATTTATCACATGTTGATAAGATTACTGAATTGGAAGCACAGATTACAACATTATCTGCTGCACCTGCAACAGGTAAATTGAAAGCTATCAATCCTGATGCTAAAGCACAAAAAGAAAACAAATTTGATGTATTCAACAGAATAGCATCTCAACATAAAAAATAATATTAATATTAAAAACTTATTGACATGGCAAATGTTATCAACACTAACTTAGCGTTAGCAGAAGCATCTGAAATTCTTGTACAAGCTTACAAGAAAGTAGATACTATCAACAAAAGAATGATTACAGTGCTACCTAATGTAGTTGGTACTGCTGTCCTTCCAAGAGTAAGTTATAATGCTGCACAAACAGCTTATACTTGTGGTTTTACACCTGTGGGTGGTTTAACCTATAATGAAAAAACAATTACACCTAAAAAATTCAAGATTGATGAAGAAATCTGTAAAGATGAATTTGCTTCTACAGTACAAGCTTATAAAGCAGGTATTTATGAATCAGATGGTCCTATTCCAGATGATATCCTTTCTGCAATTTTAGATGCTATGACATCTGCATTAGGTGAAGTATTATCTATGCAAATTTGGCAAGGTGCCAATGGTGCAAATGATTTAAATGGATTACTTCCTCAATTCTTAGCTGATGCTACAGTAATTGATATAGATTTTCCTGCTCCTGTAACCAAAGCAACTGTTGTTGCAGATTTAGAGTTGGTTTACAACGCTATTCCTGCTGCACTTTACTTAGATCCTGATGTAGTAATGGCTGTATCATATGATGTAGCAAAAGCATACACTGAAGCACAAGCTGCAATGGGTATGAACACTACAGTAGGATTGAAAGAAATGAATTTTGCTGGTGTAAGAATGGAAGCTCTTGGAGGTTTACCTGCAGGAACTGTATTAGCATACAGAGTTAAAAACTTAGTTTTTGCTACTGGTTTGGATAATGAGTGGAACCAAGTAAGAGTGTCTGATGATGATGACAGACTTGATGGTAACATCAGAACCAAAATTGCTTATACTGCACAAGTTGCATATAGCTTTGGAAATGAAATTGTTTGGGGTAGAGAAATCTTACCATAATTCTGAACAAATTATAGAACCTAGGGGAAGGGTTAAAATTCCTTCCCCTTTTTTTTAATAACATTTTAAAAATATAAAATTATGCCTTGTAAAATCACAAAATCCAAAACCCAAATTGCCTGTAAGGATGTGGTTTCTGGAATTAGAAATATATACCTGATTAACTATGATGATGCATATCCTACTGCAGCTTCAGAACCTTTTATTACTACACCTAATACGCAGATTATTGCTTCATTAGATGCAGGGATATTTGTACCTAATGTACCAGGTGTTCCACCTGCTCTTTCAACAGGTAAAGTATTCCAATATGCAGTAAAAAATACTGGAGATAGTTTTCAACAAACTATTGCAAGTAGTAGAGATACTGGTACCACATCATTTACTCAAGTTCTTACATTCATTCTTACCAGATTATCTGCTGAGATGGAGTATGAGTTGAAAGTAATGGCATGGGGAAGACCAATCTTAATTGCA